GGTCCCGCCTGGACCATAGGCCACGCCGGGATTGCCCTGCATGTTGTAGTCGCCTCCGCTGGCCGTGCCGCCGACAGCCGGTGCGTTGCCGGCCGCGCCACCGCCCGCACCGCCGTTCGCAGTCAGGGCTCCAAACGTCACCGGGCTGGCATTGCCTCCGCCAGTGCCGCCGGGGCTGCCGCCGGCGCCACCACCGCCGCTGCCCCACCCTCTAACGAAGAATGACTTGCATCCGGTCGGCGGCGTGTAGCTGCCGCTGCCGCCTGACCACCCGGAGCGGGTGCGGGTCACGGGAGAGGCCGCCGAGCCATCATTGGCGCGAGCCTGGGCCTGCTGCGTGGGAGTGAGGCTCTGCACGGTATCGTAGCGGAGCGCGCCGGTCCCGACGTGGGCGTCGACGTACTGCTTGGTCGAGGCTTGCAAGTTGGATGATGGATCAGCTGGTAGCGTAATCGCACCGGTCACCGTGCCTCCGACCAGCGGCAACATCTTATCGGCGTACTGCTTGGTTGCGGCCTGCAGATTGGTCGTCGGGTCGGCCGCCAAGGTCAGCGTGCCGGTCATGGTGTCGCCGGTCTTCAGCAGGAACGTGCTCGGATCGGGCTGCGGATTGGCCGCCACCCACTGCTTGCTGTTCCCGTCGTTGTAGTAGAGGTAGAGCTGGCCGTCGGTGGTGTTCCACCACAGCGTATTGTCCGCCACCCCGGCTGGCGGCGTGTCCCCGACGTAGCTGACCGACTGGCCGATCAGCGAGGTCCCTGCCGGCCACACCCCTCCAGCCTTCGGCCCATAGAGGAAGTGGGCCGTGGTATCGATGTAGAAGTTACCGTCCACACCCGTGGCAGAGCTAGGCGGGCCGCTGCCATACAGGATGGTGTTGCCAGGAGTTCCGGGTGGTCCTATCGGGCCGACCAGCGAGGTCCCAGTCGGCCAGAAGCCGGATACCTTCGGACCAAACATATAGTGACTGGTCGTGTTGATGTAGAAGTCGCCGTCGTCACCGGTAGACGGGACTGGATCGGTGCTGCCATACAGGACCGTGCTGCCATCCGTCCCGTCCGTGCCTGGCGTGCCCTGGGGGCCAGGCGGTCCCTGCTCTGGCACCTGGATGACCTCGACCTCAAAGTCAGCGACCACCTGGACGTCATCACCTGGCTCCGGCGAGATGACCACGTCGGTGTCGTTCGTTACTATGACATCGTAGGAGCTCATGGACCCACTGCGGTTAGACCATATGGGGACAGCACGGACTGTAGCGAGGCGGTGGTCTGGGCCCCGGTTCCGTCGACCGGCCACGGAGAGGGCGTATGCTCGGCGAGCCACGCCGTGTAGGTCGCGTCAGTACTCGGAACCAGCGTCTGCGATGCGCTGGAGTAGATGCTGCCGTTGGTGGCCAGCCAATACCAATTGCGCGGAGTAAAAAATATTCCGTAGTGCATCGGCTGCGGTACGTATCCGTTGCTCATGAGTAGTACCCTCCGTGCGCGCCCTGGGTGCCGGCGGCGGTCGCCGGGAAGTAGTTGATCCCGGCGCCAGCGGTCGAGATTTCGGAGTTCTGATCGACCGCAAACTTCTTGCCGCTGAGCAGGGTGCCGGCAATTGATGCGAACTGGATCTGGATGAAGGCGTTGAAGTTTGCGGTCGCGAAGCTTCCGGTGATCGAGTAGCCACCGTTGACGCTGAGCGAGGGACCGCCGCCGGAGTTCTGGATGAACCGGCCACCGGAGTAGGTGAAGATCACGCTGCCATCGGCCGACGGACTGCCGACCAAACCGCCGAGGATGGTCCACGTGCAGGGGAAGTTGTTGGAGACCAGCGCGCCCTGTGAGATCGAGATGTGGCCGCCGCCCGCGGTGAGGAAGTCCACGCTGCCCAGGATCAGCGTCGTCGAGGCGCCGACCACGTCGATGTTGGAGATGCTGGAGCCAGGCGCCGCGCCGGAGGCCGTCATCCTGAACCCATCGAACGTGTAGGTGCCTCCGACGTCGAACACCCTGACCGCGGAGGAGTTGACTGCGGTGATCAAGCAATTGCCAGGCGAGCCAGGATTGCCGATCCAGTGGACCGTGCCGACGCCGTTGATCCGCTGGAATGACACCGGGGCATATGGGCCGTTGGCGACGTGGATGTTGACGCTGTAGCCGTTCAGGTTGTACAGTGGGATTTGGTTGGCGGCCTGCTGGAGGGTCAGGAACGGTCCATGGATGCCGGTAGAGTGCGCGGCGCTCAGGCCGTCCCAGCTGTCATTGCCACTGGGGTCCACGTAGTAGTCGGTGTTGGCCGTCAGAAAGATTGGACCGCCTCCACCAACCGCGCGAGAGGACCAGGCCAACTCAAAGTTGCTTCCGTCGAACGCAAACAGCTCGAGGGCTCCAGCGACCAACTCTCCATTGCTGATCGGAGACTTGTCGTGGTGGACGATCGGGTGCGGACCCATCGCGTTGACGTTCAAGACTGACGGTCCGGTGTTTGGGTTTGAGATCTGAACCAGGAACATCATGCCTGGCGTCAGGACGTTCGGAACCGGAGAGACCGTGATCTGGTAGGCGTTCGCCGTGCCGCCGTCCACTCCCCAGATCACCTTGCTGGACTGAACCGACTTGGCCAGTTGGCTCAAGTCCGCGTTGGTCGCAGTAAACCCACAGTCGTTGATGAAGTTGACGATCTCCCGCTGCGGGTACTCGATCGAGGCTGCCGGAGGGATCGAACCGGCGACGCCGGTCGATGGATTACCGTTGATGTACGGCGTGTCTCCCCACGTGACCTCCGGAGGCTTTCCATAGGGTTGGTTGTATAGCATCAGGGTGTTCCTTCCATTGGATCGCCTGGGGTCTCCAGATTTGTGTAGTCGTATACGATCTCGGTGTGGGCCGGCTTCCACCTGGCCAGGATGCACTCGAGGTCCTGAGCAATGCCTATGATCAAGTGAGGATCAACGCCACACTGACCGGAGGCACACCTGAACCACTGCAGGGTGGCCTGGTGGACGTGGACCTTCCAGTAGTATCTGTTCTCTGGAGGTCCCAGTCCATAGTTGGGATACTCGCTCAGCTTCAGCGTCATTAATGCGAAACTCCGTTGGCAGCACCGATGCCAGCGGCCGTAGCTCGCGCACTCGCAGCGGCGCGACCCGTGGCAACCGCGCCGGCGATGCCCCTCGCCTCGCCAAAGCCCACGCCCGGCGTGGTCCTCCGACCGGCACCATTGGCACTTCCAACACCTGCGGATGAGGCCACGCCCTCATTGCTCGGGACGCTGGCTAGTGGCACTCCGTTCGGATCGTACACGGGCAGATAGCCGCAGACGAACATGTTGTTGTAGTAGAGCGGACCACCACCGTCGTCGCCGTAGACCCGATTGTCTCCGCAGCGATCGAGCCCGACCATGAATGGCCGATACTCCGAGATGGTGATCGAGTAACCCAGCTTGGCGGCGAACTCGATGAACCACTGGCGGGACTGCCCGCCCAGCATGGTCATGCGAGCTACCAGCGCAGTCTGCCTCGCATCAATCGTCTGCGGAGAGGTGTAGCACGGGTCAGGCAGTCCCCAGTTGCGCTCCCAGTCGGGGAGCAGTTCCACCGTCTGCCTGGGATCGCTCTCAGTCTCCAGCAGGTCGGCTGCGCGACCATCCACGAAGCCCCAGTACTCACACAGGCCATCGCTGGTCTGCCACAGCACGCTCTCTACGACTCGCTTCGGCCACGCCGGTCCATTGGGCAGCAGCGAGAAGAAGGCCTCCCGGTAGTCACTCCCTGTCCTGCGGACGTGGATGTCACTCATAGAGGATCGTCCCCAGCACTGCCATGTTTCCAGCGGAGGCCATCTGGATGTCTGCGTTCGTCACCAGAGTGAACGAGATGACCGATGGAGAGTTCATGATCGCATTGCTGATCCAGGCCGCATAGATGGTCTGGCCAGGCGCGGCCTGGACCATGAGCATGTTCTGGATGGATTGCTCGATCTCGCCCTGGGCCTCAGTGGTGTTCGGCACGAGGTTCTGGATGGTGATGTTTATGAACTGCTTGATCGGAGCGACCACGTAGCAGTCCTTGACCGTCACTGGTCGCACGCTCTCTATGTAGGCGTCGACCGTCGCTATGTCCGAGGCGTTCGGCCACCCGTCGTTGCTGGCCCTCAGGTCATCCATCAAGAACCACACCGTCATGGTCCCGATGCCCATCTGGTTCGCACCGACCCACGCCCTGGTCACTCCAGGGACGGACAGCGCCCAGGCCACGTAGTCGTTGGCATCGCCGCCCATAGGTGGTTGCTGGATGCGCTGGAGGATGCGAGCTCTGAGCTGGGCGTCGGTCTCTATGTCCGTGCCCCCATCCATGGTGACCACGGTCGTCGACCCATCCACACCGGGAGGAGGAGCCAAGAACCCAAGCGTATCCTCCGGCTGCAAGTTGCCGATGATCCCGGCGTCCAGGGCCGTCAGTTGGATCTGGGTCGGACCACTCCCGATGATGGCCATCGTGGTGACTTGATAGGTAGCCATCTGAGAACCGCTGGCGCCCAGCAGGGCCCCAGGTGGAACGATGCTTCCGCTGATCCCAGTCGCCGTGGTGGAGCCTGAGGCCATCGTGGCCTGCTTCCTCCCGGTGGTACCGTCGGAGTTGACCAGCCAGATGTTGCCGTGGCGGTCCAGCCACTCCGTCTCTGCGGTGTCCGGGAGCAGCTGGAGCGAGAGCCAATCCACATATTCCAGCGTCAGGAAGCAGAGCGCGCCCTGGGTGTCGCCCATGACCCGCAGCACACTGTTCGGGATGGTCGCGTCGCTGCCGGGCAGCGATCCGTGGATGCTGTCCCTGACTAGACTTCTGACTTCTCTCAGAGTGGGAGTATTCCAAGGCATTACGGCATGATCCCTTGCCAGAGCATCTGGTACATCAGGTCGATCGCTGTGCGAGGTCCCCTATAGATGCGGACCACCGCGTTGATCTGTTGCTTGCTCACTCTCATAGACAGAACTTCGAAGCTGGTTGCAATCTTGTTGTCTACGAACGGCTGGATGGCATCCCGAATGTAGTTCATGGCCCAGGTCTGGGTGCCACCAAACTTGGCCTGGACTGGTTCGATGGCACTCCTCCGCAGCAACCACAGCTTGGTCCCGATCGGCCACGCGTTCCAGATCACGTCTCCGTCATAGTCGCCCCACCACCCCTCCCTGTCCGTAGAGTCGGGGTCTGGCAGTCTGTCCGTCTCATCGGCCAGCGCGTTGGTGCCCAGGGCGACCACGATCGCGGTAGCCAGCGCCATGCTGTCATCCAGCTGCCCGTTGGAGAGCAGAGACCAATCGATCGTCACCGAGTACTGGGGGAAGTAGGTGTTCTGGACAGTCCTGATGTCTACCGGGATTTGACCAGGGAGCGGGGGTGAGGCTGGGGTGATGAACGGCATCTTACTTGGCCAGCACTTTGGTGGCGCAGGTGCCATCGCATAATGCGACGTACACCGAGGCGGTCTTGTCGCCGAGCTTGACCTTCGGGGCTACCACATCGATCTCACTGCCCGAGTTCAGAGTCATCAATCCACTGCAGGTGAAGGTCCAGGTCCCAGCTGACTTGTCATACACTGCAACCACGTTGGTGCCGTCCAGCACCTTGATGGTGGTGGCATCGGTCCTCACCTCGGTGTTGACGCTCTGGCCCTCATGCTGGTAGTCCGATTGTGACTGCGAGCTCTGCGGGGCGCCACCCGTCGTGCTCGATTGCTGCGTGCGCGGCTGCGGCTGCTTGTTGACGTGGCGCAGCGAGGCAAATCGCTTGACGACCTGACCGCTGCTGCTGCCATCCTTCGCCTGCGGCGTGCTGCTGCTCTGTTGCTGCTGGCTGTCGTCTGGACTGTCGAGCGAGAGCAGGTACAGTCCAGTACGCCTGATCAGGGTCATCTGTCCAAGGTCGTCGTACTGTCCGTTCTCACCCTCCTTCATGCCCATCGGCCGATAGCGGCGGTCGTCCATGATCCCCATCACGGGAAAGGAGCGGTTGCCTCCCATGAATGAGACAAACCCCTCAGCGCTGGAGGTGATCTTTCCGGTCGCATCCATGATCGCCTTCCTGACCACCGACGTGAAGCCGTAGTTCTGCGGAGCCTCGATCGCGCTCCGCTTCTCCTTGACCATGAAGTTGCCCAGCGTCTCCTGCATGAGCTGGGTGTCATCGACGTAGGGGATGGTGGCCCTCGAGCCTCCAGCCACGTAGGCCCGGAATGAGGAGTTGGATGGAGTGGCTCTGTGCATGTTCTAATCCTCCTCTGGCTCGATGGCATCGCCTGGAGCTACTGGACCAGGGAGTTGGCTGGGGATGGATGCGTCCGGAACACTGGGCACGGACGAGTTGGGTGGACCAGGGTTCATCACGGCATTGTCCTTCAGGGCCCACGGTTGCTTCAGATCGATCTTGGTCTGGGTCCCGTTGTTGTTGTCCTGGGTGAACGTAACGGTCTCGATCTTCATCATCATATTCAGAGGACACATCGGAGAGTAGACGAACACGTTGTCACCCGGCCACCACAAGTTCGTGTCATCCCTAAACCAGCCCTGGACCGTAACCGTCAAGTCTATCTGGGGTCCCTCGTGCCATAGCGACTCATTCTTGGCCCTGTCGAGCACCTCTTGGATGTTCTTTACCGGTTGCTCCGAGGGCGTGATCAGCAGGCTGCCCTTGTAGCCGGTGCCGGACCAGCTGGCCTCGAGCTCGCTGGCCTGGGTGCCCGACACTCCGTTGCTGCCAGCGGCCGTCTGGGCGGTCGTATTGTACTGGTCATAGACCTCGTCCTTGTGAAAGACGCACTGGCACTTCTTGATGTTCTGGCCCTCAATCAACTGGGTG